AGATATGCTTCGGGTGAAGTATATCAACACCTTGGATTCACAAAGGAAAAAGTGTTGTCATGTGATTATTATTATGTCAAAGGCCAGCGCCGCTTTCCAAAACAGCGATTCCAGAAAAGGTTTGTTGGATGCCCTCCTGACAAAACTGAGCACACATTTGCCCTCGAAAATGGATACTCGAGGATATGGGATTGCGGTAAAATTCGATGGTCAAGAATATGCACCAAAGCCGATTGACTCCGTCAGTGAAGTAATTATAAATAACAATAAAGGAAATTTATTTTTAGAAGATCTAGTAAGCATGTTACTGCGTAATAGATTTACTATAAATACGCAAACACTAAAGGAGATTAATCCATGGCGTTCAATATCAATGAAATTAGAAGTCAACTAACACTTGGCGGAGCTCGTCAGTCCCTTTTTCAAGTGACGATTCAAAACCCAGCAAATTCAGTTGCTGATATCAAGGTTCCCTTCCTAGTTCGTACTGCTCAAATTCCTTCATCGGATTTGGGTATTATTGAAGTTCCTTACTTTGGTCGTAGAATTAAAATGGCCGGCGATCGCACGTTTGCTGATTGGTCAGTTACAGTAATCAACGATGAAGATTTTTTGATCCGTAATGCAATGGAAGAATGGTCTAACAAGATCAATTCTCTTCAGGGAAACTTGCGTCAGTTCGGTGCTGCTTCGCCTTTGCTGTACAAAGCAAATGCACAAGTGACACAGTTCTCGAAAACTGGCACACCTATTAGGACTTATCAGTTTAACGGTATATTTCCGTCAGCAATTGCTCCTATTGATCTTGATTGGTCTGCAACAGATCAAATTGAAGAATTCACCGTGACTTTCCAGTATGACTGGTGGGAAGTGGCTGGGGGAATTACAGGAAATGCTGGAGGAGTTTGAAATAGACATATTTATAATTGGAAGGCACAACAACCTAGGAGCATTATATAATGGAATTGTTTGGATTTGAAATTCGCCGGAGAGCAGAAGAGCAACAAAAACAAAATTTGGATGCTATCACACCAAAGCTTGAAGACGATGGTGCTCTCGTTGTTGCTGCTGGTGGTTCGTATGGGATGTATGTTGATATTGAGGGCAGTGCAAAAACGGAATCTGAACTCGTTGGACGTTATAGAGAAATGTCCCTCCAGGCCGAGTGTGAAGCAGCAATCGATGACATTATCAATGAAGCAATCAATTCTGAAGTTGGTAAAATTGTTGAAATCATTCTTGACGATATACCTCTTTCACCAAAGATCAAAAGCTTGATTGAGCAAGAATTTGAATATGTGTTCGATTTGCTGAACTTCAATCAACAGGGATATGAAATATTCCGTCGGTGGTATGTTGATGGAAGAATGTACTACCAAGCAATAATTGACAGAACAAATCCGTTAGCTGGTATTCAAGAAATGCGGTATATCGATCCAAGAAAAATCCGCAAAGTGAAAGAAGTTAAAAACAAAAAATTGAAGCAAGGCGATCCACTCATCACTGTCAAAGACACATCAAGTGAGTATTATATTTACAGTGAAAAGGGGTTTTATGGTCCTAATGCAGCAAGCGGTAATCAGACGAGTGGATTGAGAATTGCGAAAGATTCAATCATTCATGTGACGTCAGGTCTAGTTGATTCCAAATCGTCCCTGGTTCTTTCATACCTTCACAAGGCAATCAAACCTCTCAATCAACTGAAAACAATTGAAGATGCTTCTGTAATATACAGAATTTCAAGAGCTCCTGAACGCCGTATATTTTACATTGATGTTGGCAATCTGCCAAAAATGAAAGCAGAACAATATCTTCGTGACATGATGACACGTCATAAGAACAAACTTGTTTACGATATCGGAACAGGGGAAGTGCGTGACGATCGTAAGTTTATGACAATGCTAGAAGATTTTTGGTTACCACGTAGAGAAGGGGGTCGTGGAACCGAGATCACAACGCTTCCTGGTGGTCAAAATCTTGGAGAGATTGAAGACATTAAATATTTTCAAGACAAATTGTTTAGGTCATTGAATGTTCCAGTTTCCAGAATGCAGCCAGACAATGCTTTTAATCTTGGTAGGGCTTCAGAAATTTCTCGAGACGAAGTTAAATTTTCAAAATTCATTGATAGACTTCGTGTAAGATTCAGTCAGTTGTTTACGAAGGCGCTTGAAAAACAATTGCTATTGAAAAGTATTATTACAGCTGAAGATTGGAAGGCAATTCAAAACAAGATTAAATACAATTATGCAAGAGATAATTTCTTTTCAGAACTGAAAGATCTTGAGATTGAAAAAGAAAGATTGGGTACATTGCAACTTGTTGATCCTTATGTTGGTAAATATTTTTCTATTGACTGGGTCAAACGCAAAGTGCTGAAGCAAGGAGATGACGAAATTGAATTGATTCAACAACAAATGGATAGTGATGGCTCTGCTGCACAATTGCAGCAAGCGCAGCAGCAACAGACACAGCCACAGTGATTGATAAATACAGAGAATATGGAGGAATTATGAAAGAAAATATTATGTCAACTGCCGATTTAGTGAGTCACGCAATTGAAGGCAATCCTGCTAAAGTAGGGGATACTTTTAACAGTTTGATTATGTCAAAAATTGTTGATGCGATTGCTGCAAAAAAGCAAGAGATTGCACAAAACATGTTTGGTATTGATCAAGATCAAGACGAGGAACAAATTGGTGATGACGATCAAGAAACACAGCTAGATATGTCTAGTGAAAATCAAGACGAAACAAACGAACACGACGAGGTTACAGATGAGCAAAACGATGACACTTAAACAGATGATTGATGGTTATCGTCCTAAACCAGGCGATGAGCAGAAATTCAGAGAAAAACATTTAGTAGCAGTAAATAAGAGTCTTGGTGGTAAAGCTACCGAAGACGATAATGTTTTTAACGCGTCGAATGTTAAGACTGTCGATCGTCAAAAAGAGCGTCATGGTTACCACCCAGACAAAGGTGATGAAAAAGTCTACGAACAAAAAATGACCAACAAGGTTTGTGAAGATTGCGGATGCAGTTTTGGTAATCCTGAGCCTGGCTGTGATTGCAAGCACGATTGCAATGACGCTAAAGGTTCGAATTGGATATCAGCAGTGAAAGAAGGGGTTGAAGATCGTATTGCTGCTGCTCGGGAAAAGGCTGCGTTGCGTGGCAAGATCAAAAACCCTGAGGATAAACCTGAAGAGAAAAAACCTCTAAAGCGGTTCGTGCAAGGAAAATCATACGGTGGTGCAAAACAAAAACCGGATAGTGAAGATATGAAGGAAGATGTCAAGAAAGTAGAAGATAAAGAAGAGGTTAATGAATCAAAAACCTCCGATGCATTATACAAACAGCACTGTGATCGTGTTAAAAATATTTTGAAGCAACTCGGTACAGCTGTAGATACCCATAAAAAAAATGTGATGCAGGGTACGTCGCACTATGGTCATGTGTCAGATATGAATTCCTTTGCTAATCAGCTTCAAGATCTTCATGATAGAATCTCAATGCAGGGAGATTATGCTAAACCAATTCAATTAGCTGCTGTTAAGGAAAGTGTTGAGCAGGTTGATGAGAAAAAATTAACATCAGCTGAAATGAAAAAACGCGAAGAAATAGCAAAAGCTATTGAACGTAAAAATCCAGAAATGCCGATGGCTAAAAAAATGGCAATTGCAACAGCAACTGCAAAGAAAGTCGCTGAACAAAAAACATTCACCGAGTTTATGAACGAAGCTAAATCGATGTCAGTAACTTTGCATGTAGCTCCGCATCCGAGCAAACCTGGCCATCACGTTGTAACTAAAAGTTCAGACCCAAGCCGTTTTAAAAAAGGTGAAACGGTGTCAAAACATGAGCTCGAACAAGGACAAGATGATGGTTATTTGAAAGTAAAACATCAAAAGAAGCAAGGTGTGGCGGAAAGCTCTGGAAGTGTAGCTGAAGGCGTTCTTTCTAAAATTAAAAAAGCAGCTAGCGTTTGGGCGAAAGCAGCTGTTGTTAAAACAGCAAATCAGCAATTGGGACCAGCAGGTGGGGCTGCAGTTCAACATCTGATAACTCCTGAAAAAAAATAAGGAGAGAACATGCCAGAAGCAATTAAAGTTTTATCACAAGAAATTGCGTTGAGTGCAACACAGGGAAATACTGTTAGCAATGCTTCGCTTGTGCGAGTTGTGAACATCACATCAAATTTTGCTCTTTTAACAAAGAGGGATAGTGCAAACACAGTGCTGGGATCGTTGACGATTGGACCCAATGATTCTGCTTATGGGGAAGCATATATCATCAAACAACCATCAGACACAATCGAAGCAAATGTAGCAACAACGTTGTATGCATGTTCGGTCGGATACTTTTAAGGAAAAGCTATGAAACTATTCTGCGATCTTTCTGAGCAAGTAAAATATCTTGTTGAAGAACAAGAAGGTAAAAAGAATTTCTTTATTGAAGGTGTGTTCATGGAAATGGACACAAAAAACCGTAACAATAGGGTTTACAATTCTGAATGGACTCGGCCGGTTGTCGAGAAATACATTAAAGAAAATGTAAAAACAAATAGTGCATACGGTGAACTTGGACATCCCCAAGGACCTTCGATCAATCTTGACCGGGTTTCCCACATGATTAAAGAACTTCGTATTGAAGGCAAGCAAATCGTTGGTCGTGCAAAGATTATGGAAACCCCTATGGGTAACATTGTTAAAAATCTTATCCAAGAGGGAGCAAGATTGGGTGTTTCTTCGAGGGGAATGGGATCTTTGGTTGAAAAAAACGGTGTTATGGAAGTGCAGAATGATTTTCATTTGGCTACTGCTGGTGACATAGTTGCTGATCCGTCTGCTCCAAACGCATTTGTGCAGGGAATTATGGAAGGTGTTGAGTATATTTGGGACAACGGAATGTTGAAAGTTCAGCAGCTAGAAGAAATGAAAAAACAAATCGATCAAGCTGCCAAAGCAAAAACCCTCGAAAGAGAAAAATTCAAAATCTTTGAATCGTTCATTAACTTGCTCTCTAAAAAGCAAATTTAATAAATAATAATATAAAAAAAGGAGATCCTTATGGCAGACAAGATTGCAAAAAAATTTAAAGAGGAGCTACTTGAAAAAGTAGTTACTGGTGGAGGTCAAACTGGCCAATCAATTGGCCCTGACAATTCTTCTGTTAAACAAGCTCAAGCACCTGGCAATTCAAAGCGTCAAGGTGATTTGACATCACAAAAATTGGAGGGAGATGTGGAGGAAACCGATCCTCAAAATAATACAAAAGCAACTGCCGACACTTCGGCAAAGAACAAACAATCAGTGTCTATGAAAGAAGACGTTGATGCAATGTTTGCTGGTCAAGAACTGACGGAAGAATTCAAAGAAAAAGCAACTGTGATTTTTGAAGCTGCTGTCAATGCTCGTGTTGCTGCTGCAACAGAAGAACTCCTGGAACAATACAATCAATCGTTCGAGGAAGCGAAGACAGAAATCACAGAAGAAATTTCTCAACGTGTCGATGAATATTTGCACTATGTCGTTGAGCAGTGGATGAAAGCAAACGAACTTGCTATTGAATCTTCACTCCGCACTGAAATTTCTGAAGAATTTATTGCCGGTCTCAAGAACTTGTTTGAAGAACACAACATTGATATTCCTGAAGAGAAGGTTGACGTTGTTGAAGAGCTGGCCAAACGAGTCGAAGAGTTGGAAGAAAAACTCAACGAACAAATCACTGAAAACATTGAGCTTCGCAAAGTGACCGACGAAGTCACAAAAGAAGTTGTTTTCAGTGAAGTTTCGGAAGGTTTGGCAGCAACCCAGATTGAGAAATTGCAAACATTGGCTGAAGGTGTACAATTCGATGATGAAGACAGCTTCAAACAAAAGCTGTTGATCATCAAAGAAAACTATTTTCCTTCAGACAAAAAAGTTGTTCAGCTGATCACAGAGGACGTTGAAGATGAGCAACCTGAGCAGCCAATTGAAACTAAAGGTCAAATGGGCCGTTATGTTCAAGCAATCTCTCGTACGATCAAAAAGTAGTATTATATAAATAACTATAAACCTCAATAAGGAGAAAAAAATATGTTTCTAGCTGAAGAACTTCAAAATAAATGGAAACCAATTCTTGAACACGCTGATTTGACAGCTATCAAGGATTCCCATCGTCGTGGCGTAACAGCTGTTCTGCTCGAGAACACCGAGCGTGCACTGCGCGAAGGCGGTGCATCGTATGGCCGTCAATCGCTGTTGTCTGAAGGTGATCTGCCTGTTAACGCAATGGCAGGATCGTCTTCGACCGCTGCTGACGGTTCGATCGACACGTTTGATCCTGTGTTGATCTCGTTGGTTCGCCGTGCTATGCCTAACCTGATTGCCTATGACATTTGCGGCGTTCAGCCAATGACTGGCCCAACAGGTTTGATTTTTGCAATGCGTGCTCGTTACGCTAACCAAACTTCGACAGAAACTTTCTACAACGAAGTTAACACAGCATTTGCTACTGTTGTTTCTGGTGCAAATACACTGGGTCAGAAAAACGTTGGTGGATATCCTGGCAACACAACGACAGGCACTGCTAACTTGGCTGAAACTGGTATTTACAACATGGGTACCGGTATGTCAACAGCCCAAGCGGAAGCACTGGGAACCACGAGCAACACAGCTGTTCCTCAGATGGCTTTCTCGATTGAGAAAGTTTCTGTGACAGCTAAGTCCCGCGCTCTGAAAGCTGAATACACGATGGAACTCGCACAGGACCTGAAAGCAATTCACGGTCTTGACGCTGAGACAGAACTTTCCAACATCCTGTCTTCAGAGATCCTTGCTGAAATCAACCGTGAAGTTGTTCGCACGATTGCATTGACCGCGAAACAAGGTGCTTCTTCTGGTACAACAACGGCTGGTCGTTTCGATCTGGACGTTGATGCAAATGGTCGTTGGTCTGTTGAGAAATTCAAAGGTCTGATGTTCCAAGTTGAGCGTGAAGCTAATCAAATTGCCAAAGACACACGTCGTGGTAAAGGCAACATCGTTATTTGCTCGAGCGATGTAGCATCTGCTCTGCAAATGGCTGGTGTTCTTGATTACACCCCTGCTTTGAACTCTAACGCACTAAACGTTGACGATACTGGCAATACGTTTGCTGGTGTTCTCAATGGTCGTATGCGTGTTTATATCGATCCGTATGCAACTGGTAACTACATGGTCATCGGTTACAAAGGTTCGTCCGCGTTCGATGCTGGTTTGTTCTATTGTCCGTATGTGCCGCTCCAAATGGTTCGTGCTGTTGATCAAGACAGCTTCCAACCGAAGATCGGCTTCAAAACTCGTTACGGCATGGTAGCAAATCCGTTTGC